GCTTGACCAAAACCTTGTTGTAATAATTGTGCTTGTAATGCTGCTCTGTTTCTATCTGATGCTGACATATATTCTGCTCTTGCAACACCTTCACGTCCTCCACCAAATGCACCTGATTGAATTGCACTTTGTGCAATTGAACCTAAACCTTTTTGTGCTTGAATATCAAATTCTTGTAAAGATGCATCAATAACATCTCTTTGATAAGGTGACATAAATTGTTGGTAAGCTTGAGGTCCAACAAATTGACCAGCTTGTCCAGCTTGTGTTGCTGCCGTTTGTAAAAATGGAGCGTATGATCCTAAACCTTGAGCACCTGTTGCAGTTGTTACTGCTGCTTGTTGTAATGGATCTTGTCCAGCTACAAATTGTGGACCATATACTTTTGATAAATCTGCTGTTCTTAAACCACCTGTATCTTTTTGTAATTGAGCTATATAAGGTTTTGCTGCTGCTTCTATAAACTCTGGTGGTGCTGTTATTTGTGTAACTGTATCAGCCATTATACTCTACCGCCTTTTTCTAATTTTTTCATTATGTCATACATACGTTGTGCACCTTTGTTGACATTACCATTACCCATGCCTCTTACAGCATCTGCAGTGAATACGAATTCATTGTTTGATAACATCGCGGGGATGTCATCTGCCTTCTCTTTTACACCAACTGGAGGAATAAATCCACCACTTTCTCTAAGATCTAGCTCTTTTACGCCTGCTTTATTAGTTCTTTGAGGTAGACCCATGATGCCTGAGGCCTTGTTCACTAATTCATCGCTTCCCATAGCATAGCCTATTCTGCCACCTTCTGCATATCCACCAGCTCCTGATGTATACTCCGCTAAATCATTTTCAACTTGTTCAGCTATAGCTGTATCTTCGTTTTCTGTATCTGCAAACGTTCTTTGATTCTTATATGCATTAGTTAATTTTGTTCGTAAAGCACCAAGGTTTCTTCCTGATGTAACTTCTGCTTGTTCTTCTGGAGACATTTCACCTAATACTCCACCTAGTAAAGAACCTCCTAAAAATACTTTGGCTGTAGTTCCTAATGTTTTTTCTCCCCCTAAAGATGAAAGACCAGATAAACCAGGTATAGTATATTTACTACCCGCTAAGCTACCCATACCTATAAAAGGTGAGCCGCCTGCTAACATAGGTGCAAAGTTAAAAGCAGCTAAAGCTAGTGCAGGATTTTTTTTTACAGTTTTAGCTACACTTTTTACAGCTCCCGTAACACCTTTAACAGCTTTTTTTACAAAGCTTCCTAATCCGTATTGTTGTCTAGTTTGAAGACCCATTATGCCTCCACCCATACGTAATTCTCTCGGCATTTGCATTCTTGAAATTGTCATAGTTTTATTAGTTTACTTAGTTTTTCCGAATAAATCAAGGCTTGGCATTAGGACTTTTATATCTCTTCTAATATCTTCTTCTGCTATTCCTTTTGATTTCCACTCGTTATCGTCTTTGTATTCTTCCCCTGTTTTAAGGTTAGTTATTTTTTCTATTATTTTCTCTGGTTTTAAGACTTGCATTTTTCTCCTATGTTCTATCAAATTCTAGTATTGATACTGTGCCTTCAAATATGTCGGCTGTTGCTGCTTGTAATTGTAACTTGTCACTCTCTTCCAATATAATTGTTCCATCAGATATAGATTTGGAATCACCTGAGTTAACAGTGTGCTCTGCAAACTGATAAGCTCTGCCTGCAGACGTGTCATATATAAAAGCTTTAATTTCAGTATTACCACCTCCTACATTAGCGGTATGAATATTTTGAATGATTGCTCTAGACTCAGATGGCACAGTATAAATATCTGTAACAGTTGTTGCAGTTAAATCAAATTGTGCGTTTTTATATCTATTAGCCATTATGCTTTACTTTCACTGCTCATGAACCAAGTAAACCTTTGTTGTTCATCTCTTAAATCTTGTTGGAAAGTTGAGTTTAATTTTTCAATCAATCCGTCTAAATCTCTAACTAAAGAATCAGCATCTTGCTGTCTGTATTCTTTATTGGGTCTTGTAAATACTACAGTTATCTTTGCCATTATAGTAAACTAGTTAAGCCTCCATATAAATACTTAACTCTACCACCTCTAGCAAATCCATCATCTGCACTTCCAGAACCTTGGTTTGAAGTTCCATCATTAGCTCCACCCGTTCGACCCCCAACAGTTCCTCCACCCATAGCATTTCCATCAGCAGTGACTTGTCCAGTATCTGCAAAAGATCCAAAACCTGTATTAGCGTCTATTTCTCCTAAACCTGGTCCAAAAGCTCCTGGTCCCATTCCACCAAGATTACCCGTACCTGGCCCTCTGCCGTCTCGACCTGTGAAAGCACCATATGCTTTATTACCTAAAATAGCTCCAAATGGTCCACCAATAATTCCACCTATTATACTTCCAATATTTGTATTACTTTTAACTGCATCAAATAAACCACCCAATGATGTTATCCCTGCATTATTAGTATTAGTATCATCATCATCATCATCTTGTCCACCATCACCACCCATTTGATTTTGTTGTATAAACATTTGTGGATACATTAATCTTAATTGTTCTATAGTTAATCCCTGTGGAGTTGTAACTTGTTCTTCTTCAACTACAGGTGTTGTGACGCTTGATGCCTGAGGCAATGAAAAAATACCAGAGATATCTGGTAATTTTTTATTTAAATATTGTTGTGCTAAATCTGCTAAAGTTGCCATTATCTTCTTCCGTCTGGTTGCGTGTCTAATCTAAACGTACCGAGTTTCCAGCTTTGATTAACAGCTGTATTAGCTATCTTCAAAGACATGGCTCTTGCTCTTGCACGTGTATCTACTTTATCAGTAGATGAAGTAATTGTAAAGGGTCCAAGTGGTGAGCTCGCTTGTGAACTATTTGGATAATTTCTTAATTGTAATGTTACTTGTGTATTTCCCGTTTGTGATAAAAAGTCAGGTATAAATCTTCTGATTTTCATAATATATTCTCCATCTCCTTGAAACGTTGCAACGCCTGTCTGTTGACCTTGACGAGATCTTTGTGCTGTAATGTCAAAATCCCCTGATTCAATGTTTGATGTAATAACATTTATACCATCTGCTAATGCCTCATCCGTTCCTTTTTCGTGTTCAAAGTATATTGTACTTCCTTCAGTATTACCTACCACATCAAAAGATGCATCATCACTTGCACTAAAAAATGTTGCATGAGGTAAACCAAATACAGAAGAGTCTTGCCATGTTCCACGGCTTAAAGTTCCTGTTGTCCAAACAGGTCTTTGTGGTGTTGAATCCATATAATTATAAGTCACACATCTGTTAATAACAGTTGAACTTTCTGTACAATAGAACCAAGTAATCTCACCAAACAAATTATTTAATCCAACATTTATCAATTGGTTAGCAGTTGTATTTAAATCATCAAAAACAAAATCTTCTACCAAACATGTCATAGTCTCAAGGTTACCAGAATATTTAAAGAAACCATTTTCTGAAAACCAATAAGCTGCACCGTCAACTTCTAATGCAGCATTCTGCCCAATCAATCCACAGTTAGTTCCTACTTGTTGAAAACCAAATGTAAATGGTTGACCAATAAACCTCATAGTAAATAAAGATGTATCTGTCCAAACATAGATTGCATCTCTACCTCTAACTGCACCTGTAATTTTAGATCCATCAGCTAGTCTTTGAGTACCTGCAGTATTAACAGCCGTTGGTTGATATGTGTTAATATCTTCTTGGTTTGAAAACCTAATAAACATTTCATCTTGAGTTGATGGAGTTCCAATAGTTGTTTCTGTTCCAAAAAATACTAAGTGCCTGTCAGGTGTAGATACTAACATATCTCGTGATGCTGTTGGTGCACCTGTAATAATAGTTGCTCTATTGGTTACAGCATTTGTTGCATTTGAATCCCATTCAAATACTTGTGCATTGTGAATTAGTGCAATTACTTTATCTCCAAAGTTATCAATAGACCATAAACCAGGATCAACAACTAAGTCACCTGATGCTGCTTCACCCCATGCAATATAATCTGAACTATTTAATATAGTTGCTCCATTTGAATGAGTTGCTGCTGTTGTATTTCTAACTCCTCTTGTAACCCCTGTTAAAGTATTAGTGCTTATACCCGTGTATGAAATTTCTTCTGAACCTATTTGTATAAAGTTTGTACCTGAACTTGGAAACAAAGACGCGTCTGTTAATACAATTGTAGTTGTAATCGCATTGATACCACCATTTAAAGTTGTAGTTGCTTCACCAGTTACAGTTCCACCCCAAGAAGCTAGACCCCAACCAAAACCAGGTAATTGTTCCGCAGGTCCTACTGGATAATAATGTTGCACTCTAATACCACCCGATGTTGTTGCACCTGAGCCTGTCTCATTAGATGGCATTGTAATAGTTAAAGTGGTAGCTGTTGGCACACTTGTTACCATAAATTTTTTATCATCAAAGTCTGATGCTGAAAAATTAGAATTAGTTATTGCTGTAAAATTATCTAAAAGAATAATATCATTTTCTTGAATATTATGATCTGTGCTGAATGTTATTGTGACTGTTGCTGAACCATTCGTTGTACTAAATGCATTAGATAATGTTGTTGTAGTTTTGATAGGATGAATGTCATAGAATACACCACCTGTGTAAGCATATAAAATTCTATTTGTACCTATGATTGCAAATTTGTTACCAGACTTATTAACTAAATGATGTAAAGCTCTTGCAGCTCCCGTAAGTTTTGATTCTCCTAATTGTGACCAACCACCTATTTTTTCAGGTGTACCATATCTAAAACGTACGTTGTCACCATCAACCCATTGTCCTTCGGCTGTAGTTTCTGTAATCTGTTTATTGAATCCTGGTTGGAATCCTATTTTTTGTAGCATATGGCTCCATTATAATACTATTTTACACCTGACGGTAGACCTAACTTAGCTCTTCCATCAAATCTATTTTTATCAGCAAATGGGCCGTTTACATGATTATAATGTAAGAATACTTGGCCACAAATGTTCCCGTCAAAAGGCTCTCGCCAATGTTCGAGTTCACAGCCACTATATACTAACATATCTCCTACTTCAAGCAAGACTTTCGTGCCTGCTGGAGCGTTGGGTTTTACAATATTTTGTCTTTCATTAACAACATTATTTGCTCCCGTGCCATCTATAAATATAGGCCAAGGATCACCTCCTAGATTAACTGTTGTAGATATTTCACAACTAGGTCTGTCTTTATGTCTTCTAAGTTCATCACCTTTTTTATAGGCTCTAGCATAAGAGTATGTTGGTATTAAATCTAATCCTGTGTGTTGTTTCATAACAGGAAGCATCTTAACCATCAGAGTTTCCATAGCAAAATCAGCATAACAAGAGTAGGTATTAGGTATTTGTTGATCACTCCATGTTCCAAGTATTGGAGACTGTGCATGTATATTATGTTTATACATATAACCTACTGCATCTCTTTTAAGTAAAAAATAGTTTAATATAAAGTTAGCTAAATCGTAGGATACAGCTTTCTTTATTACTTGATATTTGTGATCTTTAAACACTAAACCCTTTCTGTAAAAAATTAAATGATACTGATATTCTTATTTCATCGCTTTGATTTGGTTCAACACAATGCCAAAGCCATGCTGGAAATATAACTATTCTACCTTCTAATGGATCTACACGAACCTCTCTCCATAAATGTGAAGGCGGTT